GGCACGAGCCATCATGCGTACTGATACCAATGAAGTGCTTGGTGTTCACGGCTCTAAGTATAAAGCAATCAAGCATGATGATGTAGTCAACTCAGTTATGGATGCTGTCAGTCAATCAAATGTATCTAAAGATTACGATACAAAAATTGAAGTGTTCGACAATGGCGCAAAGATGCGCGGCACTATTGACTTCAGTGATTTGGTAATGGAGCCAGCAGTCGGTGACTATGTAAGGTTTCGTGTCCAGTTCTTTAACTCATACGACAGTAGCTGGGCATTCCAACAATCAGCATTCGGCTTACGTCTTTGGTGTCTCAATGGCATGACACACGCTGACACTGTAGCTAATACATGGGCAAAGCATACAACCAATGTCAATGTAGAAGGCAGCGCAGCCAAGATACAAGCAGGGCTTGAGGCATTTCTAAATACAAAAGATGTATACAAATCTTGGATGTCAACCAACGTAGATAATGATATGGCTGAACGATTCTTCAAGCATGCCATTTGCCGCACACCCAACAAGACAAGCACATTCAAATGGAATGAGCGTCAGCTTGAACGACTGATGGGCTACTGGTATGCAGATAAAGCCAAGCTAGGCGGTAACAAGTGGGCATTGTACAATGCATGCACTTACTGGGCTAGTCACACAGACGAATCTAATTCACCAGCTAACACGCAACGCTTGCGTCAGAATCAATTAGCCAAGATATTCAAACTAACTAGCTGGCATGTAGCAGCTTAACAACAAGGAGAACTAACATGGAAATGGCATTCATCACACAAGCTAGAGACATCCAACGCAACTTGGAATCTCTGCTTGAACGAGCAAAAGAAGATGACTCTCAGTTTCTGTACGGAATACAGCAAGCTGTCTGGAATATAAACAGAGTCGTCAACACATACGAAGAGGTGCTTCATCGTGACTCAAACGAAGACGCATCCTATCGTCCAACACTAAGGGAGGTATGACAATGCCACTGATGCAACAGAGACACTTTGAGTATCTCGCAGACAAGGTAGCACCACTGCTACCTTGGCCTACTGCAATCTTAACTATGGCTGATGATCTTGCAGCTACAAATCCACGATTCAAAAAGCAAAAGTTTATTGAACGTGCGACAGCAGCATGGGAAGCAGCCCACCCACCACAGGATTTGAACGATGATATTCCGTACTGATATAACTGGCAGACGCACAGTCGAGGAGTTCCTTGAGTGCAGAGAATGCTACAATCAAATGTTTTCTGAACGAGATACTTGCACTCATTGCAAGGGTGATGATCTCAAATGGATGACACAGTACACAGTTTACAAAGTTGTGTACGCTGAAGATGCAGATGATGCTATCGAAACAGCATTAGATATGATGACTGATTTTGAAACAGCAAGTGGCAAGATTGTTATTGAACAAGAACAAGATTGCAAAACACCTGTCATAGATACTGGCAAATTTATAGGAGAACTAAGATGAATGTCATAGAACAAGGACAAAAAATAGCTGACGATTTGTTTGACACACCAGCGTTCAAGCTAGCCCGCAGCCGTGACCCAAGCACTAGCCATGATGCTGCTGATTCACTTGATGTCACTCGCATGGAGAAAAAAGTTTACTATGCTATTTGCACATTCACTGACAGTGGCTGCATTATGGATGACGTATTAGATAGGTTGGATCACCTTAGATACAGCACAGTTACAGCTAGGTTTAAATCATTAAAAGAAAAAGGGTTGATAGTTGTTGATCATCGCAAAAGAAAAGGTAAGTCTGGTAGAGGCCAGCTTATAATGTGGGGCAAAGATTTTTACAAGGAAGAAGATGATGCCTAGAAACGGTAGATACCAACGCGAAGAAGACAAGCCACTATCAAGCATCAACTATGGACACAACATAGAACTTGAACGTAACAAAAAAGGTTGGCAATTAAACAACGCAATGCTTCCTGACAATGCATTCGCTGATGATGTAACTGAAGAAGACACTGGTCAATATTATCCCAGAGAAACACATGTAGTTGGTGGCTGGTCAAGCCTTGGTGAATACGAGAAAGGGTCTACAGAATTTTGACCATTGACATGACTGCAATCTTGCAAGCATATTGGCTGCATGATTACATACATGGAACAATTAGTAGACAAGTCAGCGCACTTACATATCAAACTCAAGGATGCTTTTGCTTGTGCCGGAGTGCCTGACTCTACCTTTTATCGTGCAAGATTAGGCAAAGATTTACGCTACGATACAGCCAACAAAGTTAGTGAAGCTATTGAAAAACTTTCAGCACTACAAAGTAGAGACTGAAGTTACTGATACATATCAGTATGTTATCGGTGAACTCATTGCTCATCGAACAAAACAAAAGTTGACTCAGAAAAATTTAGCTTACAAGATTGGATGCGCTGAATCTTTAATACACAAATGGGAACAACACAAACGAGTACCATCTGGATTCTTGTTTACATGTTGGTTAGATGCACTTGGCCTTACGATCAAAGTCCATAAAAAAAAGACTCTACGATAAAGTAGGTGAAGCATACCCATGCGATGCTTGCAATGATAAGACCCCTTGGTTTGTATGCATATTAGCTACAGAAAAACCACCAACCTATCACACAATCTGTATTGATTGTTATGAGGCAGACACATGGCAAGCAAGAGTCGCGCAAAAGGAGACTACCATGAGCGAACATTCGTCAAGTGGTTACAAAAGCTCGGGTTCAAAGCGAAGAGGCAACCTCTCAGCGGAGCGTTGGGAGGCGAGTATAGCGGAGACATCATCTGGCAAGTCGGACAAAACGCCTTGGTGGTTGAAGTAAAGTACCGAGACAAATCAAACTTTCCTAATCCCTTTACTGTAGTTAGAGATGTGCTGTTCTACAAGCGCAGGGAAGGTAAACCCAAAACACTAATCATCTTTGATGGTGATGTCTTTGAAGAAAAGATAGTACCATTACTGAAGGAGAACTACGATGGCATTCCTATTAATGGCGAGGGCAATCAAGTCAGAGATACCTGACTGCTATGCAAAATGGCTAATGGTTGTGCTTGCAGATCATGCAGATGAAGACAAGCACCTATGCTGGCCTAGTCTCAGCCGACTATCACAACGTACTGCTATGTCTGTAGCTACAGTAACGCGCAAGCTGCACTGGCTGGAAGATCACGGCTATCTAACTAGAGATCGTGGACACACAGGCAAGTCAACACGATACATAATATTCCCAAAAGATATTGCACACTGCAACACCCCTATTGCAGAGAGCAACACCTCTGTTGCAGACAGCAACACTAACCTATCAATAACCAATAAGGAAACAAAGAATACAAAGGGTCAGGTTCCAGATGGATGGGTTCCAAGCGATGACCTTTGCAAATCCATAGATGCTAAACACAAGGAGGCTATAGATCATGTCGCTCAAGCAGATAAGTTCGTTAACTACCATCAAGCAACAGGCAAAAAATTTGCGTCCTTCGACAGAGCCTACAGATACTGGTGTTCAAATCATATTGAGTGGCGATCAAATACAGGCAGGTCTGGATCGAATGCTACAGGTAAACAATCCAGCCAGAGTCGACAGTCTGCTTCTCACTTCGCTAGAATGCACAACAGGCTGCAAGGTAGTAGAGATTAGTCGCAGTAGCTTCAAGGATGATGGCGTAGATATTATTGTCAGTGGCTACAGAGTAGAATCAACATCAGTAGATGACGTAAACAAATGTATAGCTACAGTTATGCAAGCTATGGTTCCCATGCCTAAAGAAATGTTAGTCGATGACCTCACGCTGCTGGCTGCGCTGGTGGTGAAGCCAGCAGGTGAGTCATCGGACGATCACGCAATGCGAATACAAGCTATAGCTAATGAACTGTCAGTCTATCCAGCCGACATAGTTAAGTACGCTATCAAGCAGGTGTCCGAGACTACCACTTTCTGGCCTGCATACTCAGAGTTTCACAAGCATATCAAGTGGAGACTTAGACGTAGAGAGTTGATGCTCTCATCACTACAACAAAAGAAGCTTGATCTAACTGCATAGTTGCAGTATAATAAATCAAAAGGAGAACTACTATGAACAGACTAGGATTTCTAGGCGGCTCAGATATGAACCGCATCATGCGAGGCGATTGGATTGCCTTGTGGGAACAGAAGACAGGCAAGTCAGAGCCTGATGATCTCTCAGATAATTTAGCAGTACAGCTAGGCTCAGAGACTGAACACTTTAACAAGCGTTGGTTTGATAAACAGATGTTCACTGACACTGAAACAGTACAACATGTCATGCACAAAGGCGCAGGTAATGGCCTTACAGCAGAGATGAACTGGGAAGGTGTGCCTCTCAAGGGTCAAGTCGATGGTCACATTATGATGGACAGAAAATTTACTGACGAGATCATTGAGTGCAAGCATACATACGAAACAAACAATATGGAAAACTGTTTGAGTATGTACATGCCACAGATGCAGTTCTACATGTGGCTACACCAAGCCAAGGGCTGCTATCTATCTGTAATCTTTGGCAACCGCAAGTGGGCTGCTGTTTATGTACAGAAAGATTGGGATTACATCAACAAGATGAAGGTACACATCACCGAGTTCTGGAGGCATGTCACTGAGGACACCCGCCCTTTCGGTGACAACGAAGTGCCACCTGTATCTATAGATAAGATCAAGGTCGATGGCCTAGTCAAACGAGACGCATCAGCCGACAACGAATTTATCAGCCGATGCCATGACTACATCGAACAAGAGAAATCAGCAAAGCTATTTGAGTCAGCCAAGTCTGACCTCAAGGCTATGGTTGGTGACGATGAGCGAGAAGTATACTGTGATCTTCTAGCCATCAAACGCGATAAGCGCGGATCATTACGCATCACAGTCAAGGAGAACTAAGATGGAACTAAAGAACATAACCAAAGCACTCATCCAGTTTCACAACACTGGAGCAGCAGCTAAGAAGACTGCAAAAAATCCATTCTTCAAATCAAACTATGCCAGTCTTGAAGAAGTTATTGAGACTGTCAGGGCAGAAGCTGGCAAGTGTGGGCTTACATTCACACAGCTTGTTGACTTTGATGAGCATCACATCTTTGTAACTACAGTTGTTATGCATGAGTCAGGCGAGTCAATGACTGGACGCACACCAGTCCTAGTCAAAGACCCTACTGATCCACAGAAGATGGGCAGCGGTATCACATACGCTAAACGCTATGGCTTACAATCTGCATTCGGACTGCCATCAGAAGATGATGATGGTAACTCAGCTAGTATGCCTAACCCCAAGGTAACAAAGGTCAAGAGCGTTAAGCTTGATGACGATGGCACATTGCTACCAGAGGAGAAGTGGTAATGGAACGATATGAAATTGAAAAAGGAATACCCATCCCAAATGGATATGGATCAAAGTACAGTATCTTAAAACGTATGAAGAAAGGAGACAGTATTGTTATTGGTACTGGCTTTGTTGCAGCTTTAAGACAGGCTGCAAAAGCATGGGATATAAAGATTGCTACAAGAAGAGAGAACCTTAACCATCACAGGATATGGAGGGCTGAATAATGTTTTCTTCAAAGTTTGTTTTGCATTTAGAGGAAATAAAAATAAGGCTCACTAACCTAGAGCATAAGGTAGAAAAAATATTATGGCTCTTACAAGAGAGTACAAAAAAGGAGAACAAGAATGACTGAGTATGATAACACCAACAGAGGCGCAGCCTTCAAACCCTTTCCCGAGCAACAGCTTATACTACAAGGCAAGCTTAATGTTATGGGAGAAGACGGACAAGTAGCACTCATCATGGCTGAGTCCAGAGATGGCAAGAAGCGCATCGAAGTATTCCAAAAGATAGGATGCCTATTCCCTAACGACAAGAAGGGCAATGAGAAAGCACCTGACTACAGTGGCCCACTTGATGGGCTGCATCAAGATTGGAAGATTGCATCTTGGAAAGAGATGAAGGATGACAATGCTTACATGTCTTTGCAGGTATCAGAGTACAAGCCCAAGCCAATAGATGATGAGATACCTGAGTTTGGTGACAACATCAAAGATGAGAATGTCACTAGCGCAATGCCATCAGAAGATGTACCATTTTAAAACAGGTTGATTAGTTCTCCGCCTGTTATTGGGTCAGCCGTTTCCCAAATTGCGGCTGGCCCATTTTAAGTTAACAAGCCTTTACGATAACCATTCTCTTTATCGTATGTGAGAACTTCTTTACGATTGCCCTCTGGTTTATAGCTACAGTGTACCCACCCTGTATTACCACCAGTATAACACTCAAGAATAAGCTGATCGAAATCTAGGTTATTAATAATCCAAGTACACAACTCAAGATTAGATATAGATGGCACCTCAAAGTCAGCAGCCTCACCCTTTGCATGTTGACTAGACACAGAACTACCTATAGCAACACAAAGCTCTGCACTGCGATAGCCACTGCTGGGCGTAAACGGTATGCTGAAGTGGCTCCGCACTGGCTCTAGTACATTCTCACACAAAAGAACCATCGCTTCTGTCTGGGCTTCTGAGGGCTGATTAGGAAGGTTACGCCTTAAAGCTGTCTGGCTCTTAGTCATTTCTTCCAAGCTAAAATGCTCTGATAGTTTCATTTCTTTATTCCCTTTAGTGACCTTAAACCAAAACTCGCGGCTATGCTGGCATAAACAGCATACTGAAACCAGTCAGGTGTACCATCTAAAGCCGCAAAGCCACGCTCAACATAAGGCTGGGTAAAGGGAATGAAGCACATAGCAATTATAGCTATAAACAAAATAGTCCACGCTTCGTCTTTCCAGCTATTGTCGCTGGACTTAGCCATAATCTTTTCCCAACCAGATTCATGCTTCATCAACTCAGCTTCAGCGTCAGCCTTTGCCAAAGCAACTTTGCCTTTAGCTTTAGTCTGCTCAACTTTTGATTCCATCCAGCTACCAGCTAGTGATGCAATCGGGCCAATTAATGCTTGTATCATTTACTCCCCCTTATGCTCATGCCCCATCCAAATACCAAACACGCCTGTCATTACACCCATAACTACAGATACAAATGCAGACTGGGCTGCTGTAGGCACATCTAATTCCATAAACCATTCAGCGCAACGCCAAGACATAACAGTAGATGCAAGCATCATACATCTAGGCAAAACTTTCCATTTAAGAAACTGCTCAACACTAATCATATAACAATCGCCTTTGCTACACTGACCATTAAAAAAATAAACAAGCCTACTGCTATAACAATGATTGTTCCAACAAGCACAGCTTGCTTCATCATCTCTTCAAACTCTCTATCTTTTTGTATCTTCTTGCGTCTAGCTACAGCCTCTGCTTCTTTGGCCTCTTGGATACGCTTGGCTCTCTCAGCTATAATGCCAGCCCAAGTGCCATGACCAAACCGCATATCAACCATAGTTGCTACTTCTTGTAGCTTCTCGGCAGCCAGCCTAGCATCAATCATTTCTTTAGCTACAGTATCAACACCAAACTGATCGCCTAAACCACTGCCAGCCTTCTTGGCTCTAGCTTGCTGCACCTGTTTTTCACCAGCAAACAGATCATCTATCTGGCTGGCTATCTGCCCAATGTCTTGAGCAGTGCTAATATTAGATTTAATAAAATCAACTGAAGCCTTAACAAGACTGATACCTGTGAGAACTTCGGCTACTACCATTTGTTAGCCAGCGATTTCCATAAGGGTAATTCGTGTGCCACCTGTATTAATATTAATAGAACCACCTACTGATCTATTAAAAGTACCAGATACAGACTTTACATAAAGTTTATATGACGGGTTTGTCGAAGAAGGTGAGTAAAGAATACTCCCATAAACACGCTCCATACCGTAAATATCATTCTCATTATTTCCGTTAAGCGCACCAAGACTTCCACATATTGCACTATTTGCATCATTACCAATGTTAGATGAACCTTCATATAAAGTTAATACAAATGGATACGCCCAAGCAGGTGAGCCTTGTTCACCTATAGTTGCTTCAATTGTTGCAAAAACTTTTGAGTTAGCTTGTAAATTGTTATCAAAAGTAAATCCACTAAATAAACCAGAATCTACAAAACTCTCACTGGTTTTAATTATTTTTGTGTTATTTACAATTTGTTTAACTTGAAGCACACTACCACTACGAATAGGAATACCAGCAGCCGTAACTGCGGCAAGAGACTGATTGTTTAGTTTTGTAAGTGCCATGTCTGTTTCCTATCCTATTAGGTAGCCGTGAAATGACGTACTAGAACCGTGATAACTACTTGTTCCACCACCAGTAGACTGCATATTTACCGTTATATAATCATTGACAGCAAGTTGAACCAAACCGCTAATACTGGTTGTTTGGTCAGCATCACCGTTGTTTAAGTAACCGTGGATAGATTCCAAACCCGAAATGACAGAACCATTCTTTTTTATTCTTGAGTATCCGTAAGTCCCACTATCTGATGAACTGCCACCATTGTTTCGCAAATAGACATTTGCCGAAAACCAATACGCACCTGCTATCGGGGCGGTAAATTTGTATGTGCTTGTAGAATAGTAGCTTCCGATATTTACGTCAGCCGAAGCCATTACGATAGTAACTTCAGAACCATTAGCTACATCAACCCAACTACCAGAACCCCGCACTGAAAACGCTGGTCTAGCTGGTGTAAGAATACGGTTGGAACTATCAATGCTCATAGCTGTACCGCTAGTGCTGGCAGTAGTAATGCCAGCCACACCTTGCACACCCGCTGCTAACTTGGCGGCAGTAACAGAACCATTACCTAGCTTGGCTGTAGTCACTGAGCCATCAGTAGGCGTAGACACAGTGCCGACAGAACCAAACACTCTAACAAAATCTATAACATCAGATGATGAAAGCGTAGCACCCACCGTCAGTGTGCTACCTGACAAGCTCATCGTAGATCCAGCTTGGATAACACCATTAATGCTAACCAAAAGGTTGTTAACTGTTGCTGGGTTGTAAGCTGCGCCACCAAGGGTAAGAGCATAGTCAGCCGTGGCTGATGCAGTCAGAGCATCTAGCTCAGTAAACACACCTGTGGTTGGTTGAGTTCCAATGTAGGGCATATTATCTCCTTACGGCTTTGTCTGATTTTATCTTAGATAATGCCATAATTAACCAATCCTAAATCCATTGAAGTGACTGTAAGTACCTCCAATTGTTGTTGCGTTTCCATTATTAAAAATACGTATGGTATCAGCAGCAGCTAATGTAATTACCAATTGCCCCGCAACATAATCATAATCACCTCTGCCGTAGTAATGAGAAATAAATGACACAACTTCTGCGCTGTTTTTACGAATTTCAAGGACTACATAATTTCCATCAGTGTCACTACTAGATTGTTTGTCATAGTTTATACTTGCGTAAAAAAGATATGTTCCACCAGCATTTGCTGGAACAGTAAATGTGCCGTTAGAAACATTGTAAGCAGAGGCTGTATCAGTAACTTCATTTGTGAATGTAAGGTAATTTCCGGCTGAAGTTACTGCTATTGTGTCAGCATGAAACGCTACAAGACTTGGACTAGCCCCAGTGATTGTGCCTGTGAACGCAAAGTCATCGGCTAGGTTGACGCTCTCTGATTGTATTTTAGATAAAGCCATGTCTGCCTCCTATCCTGCTATTTCTTGTATGGTCATGTAGTTTTGATTTAACTGACCGTAGGAGTTACCAGAAACATAACCATAATAAAGTGTCCCTGCCGTTCCACTTGCAAACCCTGCTCTTACACTGTATGTCCTTGCATTTGTTGTTGAAGCTGCCCTAACAATATTAAAACTAGCTATAACTCCACCATTACTAGCAGTTAAATAATTAGACCATGCGCCAACAAGAGTGTTACCTTCAAACAAATCCCACACTACATAATGACCATTTCCAGCACCAGACATTTGGCAAGTCATTTGTATTAAAAGACTGCTATTTGCTGCTGTTGGTGTAATTGCACAAGAAAATACTTCTACACCTTCTGTTATTGTCGGTGATGTATTATCCTGAGGAATTGTTGCTGTAGAACCACCGATTGCAGATTGGTCATGCACAAACTGCAACAAAGAACCAGTTGGCATTGTTAATGATTTGGTAGACAAGTCTAAGCTTGCAGCTAACTTAGCGGCGGTTACATTGCCATCAATGATCTTGGCTGTGCTAACAGACCCATCCGGTGGTACTGTCGTTTGCAAAGCCAATGAATTATACACTACATAAATATCATCTGATGATACTACAGAACCAGTAAGCGTCACTGTGACATCATCGCCCCCAACAGAGTATGCAGTAGTAGGCTCTTGCCTCACGTTGTTAATAAACAAGTCAATGCTTTCCGCATTTGCAACAGCGTGAGAAAGCGTCAAGCTAGTGCCAGACGCACCAGTTAAATCTTGTTTAGCTGGCTTGCTGCTAAATGCCGTTGCTTGTGGATTACCTACATATCCCATGTGTCACCTAACTACTAATTGCATCTACTGCTGAAACCCAACAATCAAGTGAGCCAGCCACGCTTGACTGAACAAACAACCTATCACCAGATTGCACCACAATCTTTGCACCGCCATCTAAAATTTGGAGAGCCGATCCAGAAGGTATGCTTGCGTCTTTAATAAGATAATGAACATCAGAAACGGTAGCTGTATTGCCCATTCCAGTGTGGGCTGTGCAATAATAATACAAAGTTGTTGGAGTTGCGCTTGTGGTTACAATTACAACCTTTGCACCAGCTTGACCCGCAGTTCCTGTTGCTGTTACACCAGTTGTGTATCCGCTTGAATTTGCCCCATCAGCTTGAGTTGCAAAGCGCAAAACATGGGTGGCGTTACTAGCGTTACTAACATCAAAAGTATATGTAAATCCTTTGTATATTGTAATTGCTGGCTTGCTTACTGTGTCTAAAACAAAAGCACCACCAGCCACCGTAACTGCAAATTCATAATCAGCCCCAATGTTGTCACCAGCCGAAGTATCGCTAGTCATAAAAGCAGATGCCGTTATCGCATTTGCAGATGTGTTAGCCATGTGTATGCCAACTAGCGTATCGTAACTGTCAAAGTCTGAACCGTCTGGAATATCAGCAGCAGTTGTTCCGACCCCTGTTACTCTGTATCTTCTAAAATTCTGTGCCATTGGTTAAGTCCTTGTTTTAATTGGTTAAAGCGCAATACTCATGGCTATACTAAACCCTGCCGTTGCAAGTCCAGTTGTGCTTGTTGCCACTGCTTCCCAAGCAGTGCCATTGTAGACTTTCATAATTGACGAGCTTGTAGAATAATATAAATCACCAGCATTTAAGGCATCACCATCATTATCTACAGTTGGATCGCTAGATTTTGGGCCAAGGTATCTATCGTCAAAAGAATCCGCTGATGCCGCTGCTTGTTCAGCCCAATATTTAGCCGAATAACCAGAACCATCTACCGTACCGCTGGTATAGGTTGCCCAATCTTTTGCTGAATGTTTGCCAGTAGATTGACCACGATCTAATGCACCAACAGCATAACCTTTAGCTGAATACTCATCGCCAGTATCAACATGAACTGTTGCATTAGGGCTGCTCCCGCCACCTAATGCCCATTCTCTAGCTGAACCAGTGACGCTAGTAACGCCAGTACCACCAACAGCTTGTGCTTTTGCAGAAAAATCTGATGTAGCAGGTACAGCACCATCTATTTTTGTTGCGTAGTTTGCAGCTAAAGTTGCGTTAGCACTAGCCCCACTAACTGCGCTAGCGTTATTTGCTACTGTAGTAACGGCACTTGAAATACCTGCTACTGTAGTTACGTTTCCTGATATGCCAGCTACTGTTGTTGTATTAGCAGAAATTCCAGCTACCGTTGTTACATTGGCTGAAATACCAGCTACAGTATTAATGTTAGCTGAATTTGCAGCCAGTGTGCCAACACTTGCTATTGTTGGCCCTGCTTCTGGCGCACCTGTTGATGCATTAAAGCCAAGAACAGTACCAACTCTTGTCGCTTTAAGCGGCAATGTCATTGTTACAGCAGCATCTTCATCTGAAAGTCTAAGCGATCTTTGTGTTTCATCATCAAGGTCAGCTTGAATTGCTGTGATTCTGTCAAGCTCTGTATTTAATGTTGTTATCTGAAATGCGCCTTGAGATGGAAAATCAGTAGTTCTTTCAAGCGCAATGCTTCTAGTTATAACAACTGTACTACCACCAGACGCTCCAGTTACAGATATAGCAACCGCACCAGTAGACCCATTACCACCACTTACAGTGTAATGAGTGCTAATGCTTTTTTTAGTTCCATCAACGTATACGTTTAGATCAGCACTAGCAAAAAACTCAAACGAAACTGTAAAAGAAGTTTGCGTTGCGCCAGCCGAAACTGTGTACGATACTCTCGGTGTGTTATCAGCTATGTTTATAGTCATGCCAAAACCCTACTCCTATTTAACAAAATGCTCAACGCACAATTAGTAACGCCCTCCAGCAAAGGCTCTACCCATTCCATTAATCTCATCTTTAAGAAACCAAAGCTGCGCTGTTGGCAATCTTCTTACCAATTCATTAGCACCTTGACCATAGTTGCCGTCAAAAAGCTCTTTAATGCCCCTACCTACATCAAAAGCATAAGAGGGTGCAGCGCCACCAACTGCTAATGCAGCATCATATCCATTTTTTTCTTGTTTAAATTTAGGATTAATAAGACCACCACTAAGATTAGGCCCATCTAATGCCTGACTTATATTCATAGCTGTATAAAATAAATCAGAATGTAATGCAGCAACACCAGATGCATCAAAAGAACGAGCTATAACATCAGGCCAAGACATTTGTTCCATTTGCCAATCTTTATATTTAAGTTCCATACCCATGTAGCCTAATCCCATAGACGCAGTTATAGCTATTGTTCTGTTTTTTATCTGACCTTGCGCTAATGACGCTGTAATTTTGTTTGCTGCTGCAAAACTGTAAGACATAAACTGGAATGGCATACCTAACAAACCATTCTCAATTCTATAATATCCTTTAAATTTAGGGTCTGGTTCTATATTTGGAAATACTTTTCTAGCTACATGAATAGGAACGTAAAATACACCATCAACTGCAATAGGTTTATCTGCTGGTGTACCCATCAAAACAGTATTCATAATGCCTGAGTTCATAGCGGTACGGAAATTTTCTACAGTATCCATGCTTATTTGTTTGCGTTTTGATAATTCAGACAAAGCAAGCTGATTGATTCTGTTTTCGTATGCAGATGTAGGCTCATTCTTTTTTGGCCTAAATTTTGTGTGCATAATTTCATGGGTTAAAACAAAATTATACCATTCTTCTGGGTTCTTAAATTGATTTTCTGGCAGTGCTTTTACACCATCAAGCTTTGGAGATGTCCAAGGCTTGTTCTTAAAGTCATCTAATATAAAAGCTTTATCTATAGTAATTGTATTGCTTTTTTCATTAAAGAAAGCTGGGACATATCTGTCTCCAATTTTTTTGCCTTCGCCTATAGTTATGACTGCTGTTGTTTCTGGCAACTCAATAGCATTTTCCCACGCTCTTGAGTTAGGTAGTATTAATCCAGCTTCTGTACGCTCCCAAGGTGCTTTAGATATAGCAGTAGCTTCAGCTAGACCAATGTTGTATCTAGCTAAATAAGCTACTTCCATTGGGCTTGCTTTGCCTTGAGTTAATTTTATAGAGTAATCAATTAACGTATGCCCTCTAGCAATGGCATCCATCTTTTTAAAGATGGTAGTCATTGGCGCAACACCATTAAGCATAAAGAATCCAGTGCGAATCTTAGACATGTAACCATCATTTAATGGATTGTTTTTCATGTTCTCGGTAAAGCGCATGTGAGCGTCACCCTTTAGGATGTCGATAATCTCACCAGCAATGCGTCCTTCAGCAGCACTCATACGCACTCTGTTGTCGCTCATAACACCAAACAGAGACTTCCACACTGTACCCATCTCATGTTCCATCATTATCTTAGCAAAGTCTGGAAGCGTAGAAAATCCAGCAGAACCAAGGTAATTTAACATGGCTAAATCTTTTAATATTATAGCTGATTTATAGTTTAAGGCATCTGGATCACGAATAACTGTGCCATGCACTCTATCATTTAGATGACGTATGTCTCTTAACGTAGCATTGATTTCACGCCCACTCATATTGCCATCAGCAAGCATACCAAGCTCTACATCATCAAGCAGGTCATCAATGCTTTTGTTAAATTTGTTCATAAACTCATATTGAGGCGCAACTTTAGCTGTGTATGTCTTCATAACATTAACAGGATTAGTTTCAATAAACTCAACAACAAGTTTGTTTGGAATATCTATTCCACGATGCTTAAAATGTTTTGATCTGCCATGACCAAAGTATTGAGCATTAACATCTGTTGGGTCTTTAATCCCTAGTATCTCATCAATAGTATCATCAGCACGTTTGTTTGTAGCTGTAATGCTAGAGTCTAACTCTACTCGCTCCCATCCAGCTTGTTTTCCTGTTACAGAATTAATTTTAGCTTTGTATATATATGGGTTTGCTTGATACCAAGAAGACAAAATAGCTTTTAATCTGTCTCTGTTTCCATCTTTTAAAATATAAGCTTGATTCCAGTAACGAGGATTAAATACATCTTCATTAGCTGGCATACTCAAAGCTTTGCTTGTGTTCTCTATGTGAAAATTAGCATCATCTATTTGATCTTTTAATTTGTTAGCTTTTAATTTTAATAAATTAATTTCTCTTATCTTTAATTCTGAAACAGTTTTCCCTTCAAGCTTGGCTATAGCATTCTCAACAGAAAGCAAGTCAGCCTCAAGCCTTGGCAAGTGACCTTTGTAATATTCTGTGCTACCAATAACACCGCTGCCTTTTAATCTTTTTTCCCATTGAGCGTAGTATTCATCAATGCGACTCATAGCTGTGGCTTCAGCTTTAGAAGCTGGGGCTTCGCCTTTCATACGTTTAATGTTTACATCAGTCATCCACTCAACAAATGTTTTTTGTGCTGGCTGCGCTTTAATTTTAGCAGCAATCTTGTTAGTAACACCGCTAACATTTGTAGTGTCTTCTGTAATCTTTGCGCCAATTTTTGCTGCTACATCTCCAGTATTGTAATCAAGTATAGTTTGTTTGCCTGTGCCGTATTCTTCGCCATACAAACCTCTTAGATCGTCATAGACAGATACCCACTCACCATCACGCATAGCAGCCTTTTGATAAACAGATGGGCCAAGAGTTAAGCCCCTCTTGTGCAAATTAAGCAGTATGCCTGAGTCACCAGCTATACCTAGTATTACTTCTTTAGCTAGTGCTGGAGCATTTGGATTTTGCAAAACACGTTTCATAGGCGTTGTTACAAATTTAAAAGCCCAACTGTCTGTAAATAAATTTTTAGGCAGGCTCTGATCTTCGCTTGTAAAATTTCTTTCACCTAACTCTAGTCTTTTTTCTTGTTCCGTTTTTAATAAATTGTAATCGTTATCTGCTTTGTTAGCAGCATCTCTGTTGTTTTTTATAATGTTTTCAAGATCAGCAATTTCAGACTCAGAAAGATTAGGTCTTTCTGCATTAAGCTTAGACTCAGCTTCGTCAGCCATCTGCCTTAGTCTTAGTATTGTTCTAGGGCCATCATTTACTACAGCTTGCACATCTTGATCTGTTACTTGGGAAAATGGACGCTCTGGCGTTGGTTCTAGTTTTCTGGAATCAATGCTAGGTGCTAGGCTAAGTTGTTGATTACCAGCAGCTTCTTCTGTTGCCCTATAAGCTTTAGCTCTGCGTGTAGCTGGTACTGCAAAAGCACCACCCAACAAGTTGCCAGCAACAAAAGCTGTGCCAATATTAATAGCTGATTCAGTAGCGGTATTAAGAGGGTCAAATGGTGCGCGAAGAGCCTCTTGCCCAACCTGTAAAGCAGCTACACCAGAACCAACTCTTAAACCAGAACGAAGAACACCAACAGCAGGGCCACCAAAGGGTAACGCAACAAGGTTAATAGGATCAGCCAACCCAACAAACAGATGAGTAAAGAAACCTGTGTTAGAAAGTGTGCGCCTACGCGCAAGATTTTCATCAATGCCTCTTTTTAAATCCTGCATGTGCAATGCGTTTTGAGCTAGAACCAAGTCGTTACCAAACTCTTCATAGCCCTTCATATCTTCTAAGGGATTGTAATCTTTATCTACAACATCCCCATAGTTAATTTTATTTTTTATATGCTCAATAACAGGATCATAAGTATAACCAATAGAAGCAGCGAAAGATTCTCCTAGAGATGGATCGTTATCTTTTGCTTTAGCTTCTCCATAAAATCTAATGTTGTGCGTAAATGGGTCAATAGTTTTTGCAGCAGCTTCCATGTAGATTTGGTCTGGAGTTCTTTTTAATGGGCCGTTAGGTCTAACTTCTTTAACTGTTGCTGATTCAGATTTAGTTGGCTCTGGTGTTACTGCGCTAATAACTGGCTCACGCTCGTCCATATCGTCTTCTTCAGAAACAACTGAAGCAGGGGCATCAAAGTCTGTTTGTTCTGTATCTATTGTAGCGGCAGTTAATTTTGCAACTCTTTCATCTCTTGATGTTTGAGAAGGTGGTCTTACGCTTAATGGTTGCGGTTCAGGCTCTGGAGCATTAGGCAAATCAAACTTATTAATATTATCTTGAGCTAAATTAACAAGCTGTTCATTAGATAAATCATTTAAGCTAGGCTCAACAGGGGCATCAGGCACATCAAACTTATCAATCTTTTCTTGAGCCACACTTACAAGCTCTTGATTAGATAACTCGTTTAATGGTGATTTAACTGGCTTTGATATACCAGCAAGATCATAAGCTTGAAAAAGCCTAGTTGATTGCGGCATATCAACAGCAGAAAGTTTTAAAGCTGTTTGCAATAACTGTGGTTTTAAATAATAGCTTGCTGTTTCTGGCGTGTTTTCAAATTTAATTACAGACCTAACAAGCGCAGGTAAATCATTTAGTGTAAGTTTATCTTTGTTTAAATCGTTTTTAATAAAATCAATGTAACTGTTTGTAGGATTGTTGTCTGATGGTGGCGCATACTTCATAAACATTTGAGTAATGTCACCATTAAACTCATTTATCTTTGATCTTAAATCAACGTGTAACGCTCTTAAACCCATCTCTGGAGAGTCAAATATTACATATGGCTTACCATTAGCATCATAGTAAAACTCACCTGTTTCACCAGCGTATTCTTCACCAGCACGAATGTTTCCAGCATTGTTATATATATTTGTCATTTATTAAAACGACCTAACAGCATCATATAATTGACCAGCAAAACTGCCGCCAATAGAAGGTTCAAACTTTACTTTACCTGTTCTTCTTTGTTCTTCTAACTGAGCTAATTTCTTTGGGTCAATAGGCTCTGGCAAGTCTACATCTACAGCACTTTTTAACTGTGCTACATCAACTATAACTTGTTCTGGAACATTTACTTCGTTTGGAGAGCCACCTCTTGCAGCCGCTATAAAAGGAACCATCATGCCGTTAGACCTACGTTCTACAACCATGTACCTCATGCTGTCAGTAGGAGTTCCACTGCCCTGTAATGGCATTAGAACTAATCTATTTTGTGGTGGTAAATCAACAAGCCCTTGACCTTCTATAATTTCAGAATCATATTTTGTTAGATTAAAACGCTTATTAGGCATTCCATATTTGTCAGCTACTAATCTGTTTAAAAAACTAACAACTTGTAATCTGTCATCTCTATTAGGAAATATAGCAGACAATGCTTGGCGCGATCTGTTTACGTTTCCAAATTCAAAATCTTGCACAACCCCTTCTGTTTCTGGATACAAGTCTTTAAAGAATGACTTTGTTAAACCTTCAATCGTTTCTTTACTAGCATTACCTGCCACTAAATACTCGACATATGGTAGCAAATCTTTGGCAATGTTAGGATTAACTGTATCGCTGCCAAAGAACGGAACATCTGTTGTTTGTTTAACAAGAAAATCATTAAGCCCATCTGGAAACATTGCTGCCATTTTTATGCTTTGAGCCGCTTTGTCTTGATGCTGTTGACGCACATCATCCATAATTTGCGGTAAATTATCATAGCCTTGGAATCTAGCTACACCTAACACAGCATTAAAAAACCCTACTTCTGATGAAGTTAGTTTAGAATTAGCCCACATGTTTGTAGCGGCTTTACTGCCATCTGTAGACAAAACACGACTAAACTGGTCATAAAGAGCCATTAAGTTTTGCTGAGCTTCTGGAGGCATAGGCATTCCAGCATAAAGATTTTTCATATAGCTTTGCAAAGAATCAGGCAAAACATTTGAGTTTATTACGCTTTTGCCCCAAGTGTTTCTAGTGTTAACAGCCTCAGATGTAAGGAAAAATTGTTCGTTTCCCTGACCTATTGTATCAATAATAGCATCGTCCATAACCTCTGCATGCTTAGCGTTTGTGCTATGGCCTTGCCCATTACCAATTTCTTTTCCCGCTTTTATAGTTGAATTAGTTGCAGCGTTAGCAGCCTCTACCCTAGCTTTATCAACATTGATAGCGTTTCCATACCTAGCCATTTTAGCAGCATCAACACCAATATCCATTGTATCAATAATTTTGTCGGCTAATGGTTTTAAACTATCTGGAACCCTGCCATATTTCCCAACAGTGTCTATGTATTGCGTTAAATCTACAGACTGCTTTGCTGTTAAACTAGAAGTAACAACATCAAGAAGAGAAGTAAGGAGAGATTGACGCAAGTTCTTAATAGAAGACTCTGTTGCAGTCACACTAATTGCAGCGTCACCTAAAGATGGGTCACTTAATGCAGAGGTTTCTCTTGAGTAAGATTCAAATGCAGCAATCGCCCCATCAACATCTTGATCTAACAATCTTGCAGCAATATCTCTATCAACTGTTTGTCTTGAC